GGGGGGGCGGGGGGGGCGCTGAGACCAAGGTCTTCCTTGATCTGGTTTTCCTTGCTGATGGTGGTGAGAGTGCTCATGAAGTCGTTGCCGGTGTACTCCATGATTTGTTCGGCGTGTGTTTGGAGTTGGAGGGCGCGAGCCATCTCCATGGCCTTCATCTCCTTGGCGGGATCGACCCAGCTCCAGGCACGGGCTTGCCAATGCGGTGTGTTGTAGCGCTCGGGGCGTGTCCACACGTCCGAGAACATGGGCATGGGCAGGTCGCTAAGTGCAGCTGCAGCGAGCCATTCCTCGAATACACGCTGATGGAGTTGCTGGATTAGCACCGACTGAATTACGCGCCAGTGGTCGCGGTCCTCCAAGATGCTCAGGCGGGAGCTGCTGTAGTTGGACTCGGAGAAGTCGCGGCTCAGGGTCTCGTAGGAGCAGCCGTAGCCCGAGGCAAAGCGGCGGGCGAGGGAGCGGACGATCGCCTCGTATTGGTTGTCGTCCGGGCCGAAGGCCGGAGGGATGGCAGTTTCGCCGGGGAGGAGGAAGTTGTAGGAGCCTGGTTCGGTGTTCCAGAGGCGCTTGTCTCCTTCGAGGGCGGTAGTGCCGTCGGGGTTGGTGCTGCCGAAGGTGTCGGGCTCGGGTGTTTGGATCCAGCCAAGGCTGTTGGCTTGGACGCGCTTACGGGTCCAGTGGGCCTCTTCGTACTTGCCGAGGTTCCAGCTGGTGGTGATGACGGAGCTGAACCAAGGGATGCCGCGTGTTTGGCCGATGCGCTCGGGGATGTAGATGTGGATCAGGTCGGCCGCATCGACGAAGATGTGTTTTTCGGTTCCGTCGAGGTAGGTGCCGAGTTCGGCGTCGCCAGGGTGCTTGCGCAGGATGGCGTAGCGCGTGGGACGGCCCCACTCGTTGAGTTCGACGCCCATGCGCCAGTAGTGCTTGGGGCGGTCGCTGTAGCCGGTGTAGTCGTCGTCGAGTTGGTCGGCCTCGATGAGTTCGAGGGAGAGGGGGACGCGGCTGCGGCCCATGGCTTGGCGGACCAGGCGGACGCAGACCTCGCCGGATTCAGGGAGAGCGCCCACGACAGCCAGCTCAATGCCGTGGAAGCTGAGGCGGCCGGTCACGTCGCAGGAGTCGGCGCGGCACCAGCGGTTCCAGTGGGCGAGCAGGGTCGCATTGCGGCGCTCGTCCTTCTCTTGGCCGTCGAGGCGCAGAACCTGGGGCTGGATCTGGATGCCGCGTGCGCCGATGACGTTGATCTGGGTGGTGCGCTTGGCTTGGCGGGCGTAGGGGTTGTCGCGGACCAGGGCGCGGCTGCGATTGCGCAGCACCTTGAGGCTGCCACGCAGTTCTGCGTCGGCACTGGTGTTCGGGGCGGCGAAGTCAGCGGTAAAGCGATTCCACCTGGCCGCGTCGAAGAGGCGCTTGCCGGTGCGGCCGGCACTGAATTGGCGACGAAGCCAGGTACGGAGGCCCATGGTGGCTCAGTTGAAGCGGATGTAGAGAGAGCGACCGTCGCCACGACCGGCGTTGAGGCTGTTGGCCATGCGGTCGCGGGCGATCTCGGCTTTGAGCTGATCGCGCCATTGAATCAGCTGTGCCAAGTCGGCACGCTTGACCATACGACCGCCTGTAGGCGTACCGATCCGGTATTCTTGCGCTCCCGAGATCAGAGTGCGGATCGCGGCTTCGACTGCCTCCAAGTCCGCTAGACGTTGTGCAGCTGGTGTAGGCATGTGACGGCTGCGTTTCGTCTAAGTGTAGGTGGTGCGGGTTGTAGTGTTTTGCAAATAAGGAGCGGCGATGCGTGACTGCAACGCCACTTAGCGGCCGAGGACGTTGAAGGCGGCTGAGGAGCGTGGTTGTGTGGTGGTGGATTCGCTGGGGAGGGGGCGCAGTTTGCGCTCCATCTGCTCCCAGATGGTGCGGCGATCGTAGAGCTGGTAGAGGCGGTGGAGGGAGGCATAGGCGTAGACGAACTCGTCGAGGGCTTCGTTGGGGGCGGAACTCTTCTTGACCCAGACGCGCTGGGGGAAGCCGTTTTTGTAGCGTAAGACCTGTTTTTCGGCTGTGAGTTCCTCGAAGTAGTCGAGGGGGAGTTTGGAGTGGAAGTGGATGTAGCCGGGGCCGGGCTCGTTGTGCTTCAGGCGGCCGAATAGGAGGGACTTTACGGTGTCGGAACCTACAGGGAATACTTGGGCACCTTTGCGGAGGGTCTGGCCTTTGTAGTTGAGGTCGACGCGGCTGGGTTTGCCGATGGGGGGTTTGCCTTTGGTGGACATGCCCTTGATGGCGATGACGCCTTGGGCGGCGCGGTCGCGGGCGTAGGCGTAGACATCGGCGGTGTGGTGGCCGCCGGAGTCGATCGCGCAGATGCTGACGCGCAGATCGATGCCGTCCTCGCTGAGGAAGGGGCGGGCCAGCACCTCGTCGAGCTGCTTCCATACGTCGGGACGGGACGGGTCGCCGTAGAGCTTGCTGCGGTCGATGAGCCAAGCCTCCTCTTCGCGGCCCCATGCCCAGACGCTGAGGCTGAGGCGGTCGTCTTGGCAGTCGCAGCCGATGGTGATGGCCAGAGCAGAGGCGGGGACGATGAGCGGTTCGTAGGTTTCCTTGGCGGCGCGTTCCAGCAGAACGTTGGCGCCGATCTTGGAGGCGTACTCGTCTTCCCAGACCTCGCCTAGGACGGTGTTTACGAAGGTTTTTAGTTGCTCGGCGTCGTTCTTGGACTCAAGGAACTCTTCGACTAGGTTTGCCCAGGTGGCGTTGGGGGAGTAGGAGTAGGCGGCCCAGATGTGGAAGCTGACGTGCTTGCCGTTGCCTGGGACGGTGGAGCGCCACTCGCCACGCTCGACCATCCAGCGCTTCTTGGCGTGGGGGATGAGTTCGTTGCAGGATTCGCACTTGTAGGAGGCTGTAGAGGGGTCGTTGTCTTGCCACGTCATTTGCGCCCAGCGGAGGTACTGCATGTGGGCGCAGTGGGGGCAGGGCACGAAGTAGCGACGCTGGTCTCCTTGGGCGAAGAGGCGCTCGATGCGGCTGAAGTCTTTGATGGTTGGCGTCGAGCCGGCGACGATCTTGCGGTTCCAGTAATACTCGGTTCGGCGGATGCCGAGCTTGATCTGGTCGCCCTCGGTGCCGGCCGAGGGTGGGTAGCCGTCGGTCTCGTCGAAGAGCACGACGCGGCGGCTGACACGACGGAAGCCACGCGGCGAGTTGGCGCCGACGAGACTGAGCGTGCCGCCAGGAAACTGCTTCTGCAGAATCGTATTAGCACCGTCCTTGGCTTTCGCATCACTCACCAAACCGCTTAGGCAGGGAGTGTCGCGGAGCATGGGTGCGATCTCTTCCTTTGAGTAGCCCTGCGCGTCTTCGATGGTGGGCTGAACCAGCATCATTGGGCAAGGGTCTTGATGGATGTGATAGGCGATGACGTGGTTGAGGATTTTGCTGTAGCCGACCCGTGCGGACTTCATTAGCGAGACCTGCTCGATGTGAGGGTCGCTAATGGCGTCCATAATGCCTTTTTGGTAGGGGAGAGTGCGCCAACGGCCGCCCTCGGCGCTGCTTTCGACGCTGAGATAGGCGTAAGAATCGGCCCACTCACTCAAAGTGAGTTTGCGCGGGGGTCGGAAGGCGCTCCAGGCGGCACGCTCCAGGCGGGCGAGGCTGCTCACTTAGCGGACTCCACTTCGTTTTCAGATGTAGTGCTCAAGTCTTCTAAGGTTTCTCTTACGATGTCGTCCAAGATACCTATTGCGTCTGTATCGAGGTCGGGTATGCGCTGTTTGGCCTTAGTGGGTATGCCTAAGAGCTTTGTTCTGGCTAGGGTTATGATTTCGACCCATTTTGCCTCGATTTCCTCGGCTTTTACTAGAATTTTCTCCTTTTGCTGGCGTTCTAGCTCAAGAAGTTCGGCTTTTAGGTGCTCTGTGCGTGCGCGGGATTCGTCGTAGTCGGGGATGGGCTCGCGGGTACGCGCTAGGTGGGAGTCGGAGGAGGGGGAGGCTTTAGCGGCGCCGCGACTTAGGCGGGCCTCGACCTCTCCAGGGCGCAGAGGGGTGAAAGCTGTTGTGCCGGCGGGGGGTTTGGGGCCGCGACCGATGCGTTTCTGGGTGTTGCGCTGCCACTCCTCCCGCATGGTTGAGGAGTTCACAAGTTCACGACCGTCTGCTGTGCGTACCACAGATAGACGGTTTGTGCGAATCGCTGCGTAGACCGCTTCCTTGGTCACTCCAAGTGCGCGAGCGGCTTCTGCTTTTGTGATCAGGGTCATGTTTCGGATTGTAGCGTGGCTCGTAGGCCAGGGGCTGTTTTACGTGGTATGATGGCCGGTTTTGCGATTTTTTATGGGTAGGGGTAGGTGTGTCGTTAGGCATGGCGAAACAACTTGGTTGGGCTGTGCCTAGGAAAAAATTGCGCTACGAATACCCT